CTGGCCATTTTACAAATCACAAATCTTTCATCGTGAAATCGATTAATCATGTCTTCTTGATAATCACGAACATCGAAAGGAATCAGTCCTTCATCCAGAGAAACAATTTTGATGTGTTCAGTTATAAAATGTAGAGGGTCATTTTGACAACGAATGTATTCACCAACTTCTTTCTCAGACCAATCTTGAGGTACATGAGCAGATTTAAGTAACGGATTTCCTAAGTAAGTTTTCGATTCAGGCATAATTTATTTTTTTAACCTATTGGCCCGGAGTTATCCTTTGGCCATTTGGTCTTTACTGCTTCTACTGCATCTTTGTGAGTAGTTGTGCTATTCAAATTATCTTTATACATCATGTCCCATTGATCACCATTACTTGGATATTCTGATTGGCGGTTACGGGCATATTCCTGTGTATCAAAATCACCCCGATGTTTTGCCAGGGCATCAGTCAATGATTTTTCAGATGGTTTGTCATAATCTGAATTGCGTATGACTAAATTACCATAAATCTTATTTTTAGAGTCAGACCATCCAAACCATTGTCCACCATGTAGACGACATAAAATATCTTCAATATGATCAAACTTTCCTGTTAATATATCCATTAAGTATCTCCTAATCTTATAAATGTAACACTTGTCTGGTTGGAAGCAGTAGTACCACTAGTAGTTACACCACTGTTTTGCATTTGATTATAAAAACTAACCAAAACATTAGTTGTATCCGTTACGTCAACAATAACACTAACATCAGCAGATGAATGAGAATTCGATCCTTCCGCATTTTGAGAGTATCTTACAGCGGCAATGGCGTAAGTAGAATTATCAGTAGTAGTTTTTATACCAACACCATTATAAAATGATACATTAGTATGAATGAAATGTCCATGAAAGGAAACTTGCCAAATACCAGTTTGAGGAAAAGTCCAAAGCCCACTATTTACTGCCATATTACTTCCAATTGTACCAAATCCTACTGGAGCATCTACTAGTTCCCAATCGTCTGCTATTGGATCTACAGAACCGGTAAAATTGCCATTTAATCGCCATTGTTCGGCATTTTTAATACCAGCTGGAAACTTCCCAACAAATCCACTTCTCTCATCTTCTCCTTTACCTACTATCCCGCTCATATATTTCCCTTATGTCCAATCTTGGTCTAAAAAACTAACGGTAATGTCAAAAGTATCTCCTGCATTGGTTCTGTTGTGTTGAAATACTTGAGCAGTGTCTTGACCTTGAGCTGCAATTGCTACTTGTTCAGCTGGAGTAGATAATGGTTCTGAATAAGCACTTGGTTCGGCACCAAAGAAAGAGAACTTGTCGTTCCAGACATAAGTATCTCCCACCGCTGGATTATATCGAGCGAGAACCATAGTATGTCCAGTACCTCCGGCAAAGTTACCATTTCCTAGAAGTTGAATAATTCCAAAATCTGCAGTTGCGTTTAATGCTATACAATAAGAAATGTAACTCAATACAGTATAAGTGTGGAATTGTACTCCTATTATCAGCGGCAATACCGCAGTCACATCATCAAAACTATGGGCTTTAAGAACCTCTGTTCCCGAACCTGTTGGTACTGCCATTTTGTATTTCTCCTAAAAATCTTTATTTATGTTCAATATTATTTATATTCGGTATTATCCTAAAATCCAACTTGAATGAGTAGTCGTTTGAAATGCTGAATACTTTCTTACATAAACGTGACCCTCAACAATTACCTCTCCGGCAACTGTAAGAAGTTCATCTGCGACAGTCAATAAATCTGTATCATCTGTATGACCAATTGTAGTACCATTGATCAAGACATTATCAATATCTAAAGAACCACCCGAAATCAATCCAGTTGTAGTAACAGTTGATGAACCTGTATCAATATTACCAAATCCAGAGGTAATAGAACCTGAATTTAATGCTCCAGTTGCAGTCAATCCTGAACCTCCTGTAACCGCAGATGGAAGAACACCAGATAAGTTTGTTACTACTCCAGAAGCAGGAGTACCAAGTGCGGGAGTGGTCAAAACTGGAGCAGTTAAAGTTTTATTAGTAAGGGTCTTTGTTGTTGCAGCCAGATATGTATCTACATTATCTATGTCAACTTGTCGCATACCAACATCAGCATCATCCATCACAAATGCATCTCCACTCGCAACTGTTGGTGTGGTAACTGTTGCACCAGCATCCATGATGTTTAGTTCTGCGGCGGTTGCATCTACTGCAGCTAATTTCGTTAAGTCTGCCTGAACTAATCCAGAGACACCATTTAGGAGATTGATTTCCGCAGCGGTTGAATCAACAGCGGCCAATTTAGTAAAGTCTGCTTGAACTAATCCAGATACATCATCTAAAAGATTGAGCTCAGTCGCAGATGAGGTTATTGCAGTTCCTCCGATAGAATATGATGCTGCATTTACATTTCTAAATCCAGTAATATCTTTATTTGCATCAACAATCACCGCTTTACTTGCAGTAATAGTTCCAGCCGCAACAGCATCCAATACAGTAAGTTCAGATGAAGCTAAACTTGTATCTCCAATTACAAGAGTAGCACCACTTAAATGTAGATCTTTCCAAGTTCTAGTAGAAGAACCCAAACTGAAAGTATTAGTAGTAGTGGGAATTAAATCAGCAGATATTTTATTTGGGTCTAACCCACCACCATGTTCTGCAAATATAATTTTTCTTATTGATTTTTCTAATAGGTCTATTCGTTTGGTTATAGGGTCAATTGGTTGTTCTGTCAAAACCTTATTTTGTATATTGTGTTGTTCTCTGCTAATTTGTTTAACCACATCATCATAACTAGGTGTGTCGTCAACCGCTGTTTTTTGAGCAGGAATGTTGGAAACTATGTCTTCTACTACGTTATCAACGACAACCTCAACCACATCTTCTACTAATTCTTCAGCAACGACTTCTAGTATCTCTTGTTGTTCTAAATCTTCTTCCTTTCCTCCAAGAGAAAGAAAAAGTGATTCCATTTTTACAAGAGTTTTTTGTTCATTTATTTGTTGCAATTCCAATTTTTTCTGTTCATCTTTTTGTTGCAGTTCAAGTTCTTTCTGTGCGATTACTTCTTCTTTAATATGCTGAAGATACATTTTAGAATTGTAAGCTGGGTCTTTTTTCTCATTCTCAAGTTCTTCTAAACTCTTAGCAGCGTTCTCTGCTTTAACTACATCGAGTTCTTCTCTCAGTTTGATATATTGTTCTGATAAATCTTCCATTGTTACCTAAACTTTAAAAATTATTTTAATGGTGGAGAGTAAAGTAACCCGCCGTCAGAGTATAATTTATTAAGACCTCGTTTTAGTCCTAACTTCTGTGTGATATTTCGATTAAATATTTCTTTATAATTTCCTACTTGTTTTATCACATCGTAAGACCATGTCGCAGGTAATCCTAGTTTAGCACCAAGATTTGGATGGTCTGCACCATTCTTTTCTCCCATGAATCTTTGAATATTCGGGTCTATGTTATTCTTGAATGTATCTATATTTATAGAGTTAATTCCCATCTCTTCTGCAATGAAAAGAACATATACAGTCCACCTTACTATATCAGACCACTTTTGGTCACCATACTTAACTACCGGCCCAAGTGGTTCTTTGGAAATTATCTCTGGTAGTATAATGTGTAACTCAGGATTTCTGAACCCTAGACGATTTGATGCAAGTCCAGACCTATCTGTACCATACATATCACAATCACCCCTAAGATATACATCTCTTGTCTTTTCATCCTCACCAACATTTACAGGAATATACTTTATTTCGTGTTTCTCCATGAAGTCTGCAATGTTCTTTGCAGCTGTACCAGACCCAGTAAAACATATTTTAGCACCATGCATTTGTTTTGCAGAGGATACACCTAGTGTTCTTTTAGTGATGAATCCTTGACCATCGTAATATGTTGTTGGTAGAAACTCAAATCTTTTCAGTACATTTCTGGTGAAGGTGAATGTCGTTGCTGCAGACAACATATCTATTGAGCCCTCTGCTAAAGATGTAAATCGGGTGACTC